TGATGACGCTCTTGGTTTGGAGTGCCACCTTGATCCTCGTGACTTTGTTCTTGTCTCGCCAGACAAAGACATGAAGCAGATCTCCTGTCGCCTATTCAATGGCACAGAAGAGTTCAATGTGACCCCAGAGGAAGCTGACTATTGGTTCTGGACCCAGTGTCTTACTGGTGATCCAGTTGACGGATACAAAGGAGTTCCTGGTATCGGTGCTGTTGGAGCTAGGAAGATCCTAGAAAAGGCAGAGGACCCATGGCAAGCCATCCTTGAGGCTTATATCAAGGCTGGTCAAACTGAGGAGGATGCCCTCCGCAACACTCGCTTGGCGCGGATCCTTCGCCCTGGAGAGTACAACTCAACAACGAAGGAACCCATCCTATGGACCCCACCCCTATCCTCATAGGTCTTGACATCAGCCTGATACTGCTGGTAGTCTATGCTTTGGATTCAAACCTGATCCGATATGTCGATCTATTCCTTCAAGCGGCAGGAGTCCGTGTCCAATTATGGCTCTATCAAGGAGTTTTTAGAATCCGAATATGGTATGACAAACAATCTCTACGACCGGGACCAGTGGGACGATTTCTACGGGACCGGCAAATCAAAACCATCCAACGAAACCCAGCCTATCGTGAGTTCTTTAGAACGGATGACGACCAAGTACAACCCTAAGCATTACCAACGTGGTAGTATCGAGATTTGGGATTTTATTGTGGATCAGCAGCTGGATTTTCTGGCTGGCAATATCATTAAGTATATCTGCCGTGCTGGCTACAAGGATCAGGAGACTGAACTCGACGATTGGCTCAAGATTAGAGCCTATGTTAACCGCAAAATCAAAGCACTGAGTGATGAAAACACCTGAATATCTTATTGAGCAGGCTTTTGTCTTTCGATTAGCCGCTGAACAATCCATTGACCCAGATGATGAACTGATTCAAGACATGCAACTCACTCTTATCAAGGAGGAGTTTGATGAATTGATGGAGGCTCACATCAATGAGGACACCGCATCCGATAAGGCACACACCTTAAAGGAACTGGCTGATCTTGTCTTTGTTTGCTACCAATATGCGATTGCTCGTAACTGGAATTTAGACACCGCTATGAAGCGGGTATTCGAATCCAACATGAGCAAGTTCGTTGACGGTAAGCCCCTCCGCCGCGAAGATGGTAAGATTCTCAAAGGGCCCGCATATAAACCTCCGATTCTTGATGACCTCGTATGAAAGCCTGTAAGTCTTGTAAGACTTTTCAAGTAGAAAGTAATTTTTATGCCCATAAATCTACAGTAGATAAATTATTTACTACTTGCAAATCTTGTTGTAACGCAACCGATGCGGCTAGAAAACGAGATTATTCTACTCCGGCACGGGTGTCATCTAAAATGAAATACAATTATGGCATCACGTTAGATGACTATAATTGCATGTATAAATTACAGCTAGGTGTTTGTATGATTTGTAATCAAGCAGAAACTAATGGCAAAAGACTTGCAATTGATCACGACCATAGCACTGGCAAAGTAAGGGGCTTACTGTGCAATCACTGTAACATAGGCTTAGGTAAATTTTTCGACAACCCACAACTTTTACAATCAGCAATTAATTACATCAATGACCATCTTCGCTGACCTCGGGGACACCCCCAACACCATTGCCCGCACTGGTCGTGTTCAAAACTGGATTGATGACCCCGAATCGCGCCTTCCCGTTTCTTGTACGGTCTTCGTTGTTGAGGATTCGATGGAGGGCAAAGAAGGTATTGAGGCCAGCTGGCGCTTTGTATCTCACGCCCTACGAAATGGGGCTGGAGTTGCTGTTCACCTTTCTAAGATCCGTGAGGAAGGTGCTGACAACGGTAGAGGGCTTACTGCTTCTGGTCCTGTTTCTTTTGCTCGTATTTATTCTTCTCTGAATGAAACCCTTCGTCGCGGTGGTGTCTACAAAAATGGTGCTGTTGTGTGCCACCTTGATTATACCCACCCTGATGCTATCAAGTTTATCCAAGCCTCTCGGTCAGATCTGGCATGGGTCAAACGATGCCTTAACGTGGATGCTGGATTCCTAACCAGTGCTCCACCTGAGCTAATTGAAGCAACCCTTGAGGGCATTAAGAAGGGTGACATCTGGCTTAATAAGATCCGTCATGATGCGGAAGGAAATAGAATCTATGGAAATGTCTGCCTCGAAGTTTATCTTCCTAGTCGTGGGACTTGTCTACTTCAGCACATTAATCTGGGTGCTTGTCAACTAGGTGATCTGACTCCTGCGTTTGTTGAGGGAATGAGCAGTCTTGTTGCCCTTCACGCTAAGACAGGCGTAGGAGAAACAGGTGAATACCTAGCCCCCGAGGTTGACCGTCAGGTTGGTCTTGGGGTCCTTGGTTTGGCCAATTTTCTTGCCCAGAACGGCGTAACCTACAAACAGTTTGGAGAAGCACTTGATGCGTACATCGCACACCAACCCGTCCACACGCCTGCGTATATACTCGTTTCTGAGCTGGCTAAATCAATCGAGATTGCTGCTCAGATCGCACGTCAAGCAGGTATGCATCGGGCCTTTGCCATTGCTCCTACCGCTTCTTGTAGTTACAACAACGTGGATCTTCGGGGTTACACTACCACCCCTGAGTTGGCTCCTCCTATTAGCCGCCACGTTGACCGCGATTCAGGGACGTTTGGAGTACAATCGTACTCGTACCCGCCTGATTGCGAAATTGCGGCAGAGGTAGGCTGGGCTGATTACAAACGAGTAGTTGATGGGGTGGTGACACTGTTCCGCTCGACAATGCTATTTCACGGATACTCCTTTAATAGCTGGTCCGACATGGTTATTTATGATCGTGCTTTTCTGAGGGACTGGATGGCATCTTCCCAGACTTCCCTCTACTACGCCCTTCAGGTATCACCTGACACCCAAGCAAAAGATGATGCCCTTGCTGCTCTTGATGAAGATTATCATGAGCTGTTTGGGTTTAATGAAACCGCTCCAGAACCTACCGATAATAACATTTGTATTCCCTGTGGAGAATGATGACGCATAGTAGTCCGTATGATCAAGTTATTTCCCGCAAACGAAAGTGGACGCCTGTCGCTGTTCAAAAGGGAAAGGTAGTTGATGGGTCTGAGGATGCCCTTTACCGGGCCCTCGGTCTCCGTCATCTAGAACTACCAGTCCGTGAGTTCCTCCAACAGGGGCTCGACAAAGAACTACCTAAGACTCCTGGTGTTAGGGAAGCTCTTATGTCAAATCAATTGGATGAAGAAAGGCATGATCAAGCACTTAACTATGTGGTAGCTGCCCATGGTTCAGATGAAAAGTCTGAATCAGAAGCAAAGCACATTCTTAAGGCGTGGCTAGATGCCCCTGAGCATCCACTTCTAAAAGCCGCTATCCTTGAACGCAGTGTCTTCTTCGTCATCCTTCCCTTCTTCCGATTCAATGGAGACATCGGAATCCGAACAACAGCCGCCGACATCAGCCGAGATGAACAAACGCATGTCGCGATCCATTCGATGGTGTCCTTTGAACTCGGACTTAAGTCCACCCCAAGCCTGGATCGACTTCGCAGAGCGACTGTCGGATGGGTAGTTGATGGGTTAAGTTCCTCAACTAACAAGTATCTCGACAAGGATTTTTGGTTAGCACAGTCAGATTCCCTTTACGAAAAGGGAAAGGCCCCTGGTCTATCCGACACCAAACGAGCCCGTATGCCAGCCTTCTTTGAAGCGGCAAACACTGATCTTCCACAATATGGCTGACGCCTACTTTGACACCGAAACCATTCCCCTTTCAACTGTAATGGGGGGAAGAATTGATCTTGACAAACTTATCGAAGAACTCGATACTATGTACCCAGACCAATACCCAGACCATGAAATGAACGCATGGCAAACTGGACGTATGGCTGGGGCTATCGAAATTATTCGATTCCTTAAATCAAAACGCAATCCTTAATCAAATGTGTCTCGCTCCTAAAATGCCGCCTCCTCCTGAGGCTCCGGCTCCACCCCCCGCTGCTCCTATTTCCGTTACTGAGGGTACTAAACCTACAACAGTAAAGCCCTCCATGACTAAGCGGGCTTCCCTTCAACAAGCCAGCAAGGGTACTTCTTCTTTGACCATTCCTTTGAGTACAGGTGGAATGTCTGCTGGCGCCCCTAACCTATCTATTGGTAATAAGTAATGGAAAATCAATCTGCCGCAAGTCGTTACGGAAAACTGGCAAGCGACAGAACGATCTTTCTCGATACTGCTAGAGATTGTGCTGCTCTGTCCCTTCCTTATCTCCTTACTCCTACGGGGGTAGTGAATGGACAGAAGCTGCCAACTCCGTGGCAATCCATGGGCGCTAAAGGCGTTAACGTCATGGCATCTAAGCTGATGCTAAGTTTGTTCCCTGTGAACGCAACTTTCTTCAAGCTTCAGATTAATGATGGT